GAGGAAGTGGTCTGGCAAGCGAGCCGATGAGATACCCGAAGTCGCTGAATGGCTGGTTGACTCTCAGGACGTTATGCACGCCGCGTTTACCCGCAGCAATTTCTACGCTACGACCCCGCAGGTATTTAAAGATTGGGGATGTATAGGCAATATTGGCCTGTACGGAGAGAACGACCTCGGCAACAACAGGATCATCTTCACCCTTCCGCACTTCCGGGAGCTCTATGTCAGCCGTGACAGGTTCGGCAATGTAGATGGGGTATTCAGGGTATTCAACATTACGCTGTCGAACATGGTGGAGAAGTTCGGCCGGACAGTGATGCTCGATGCTGTCCCCGGCCTCGATCAGAAGATGAACACGAATCCCTACCAGGAGTTTGAAGTCCTCCACGCCGTGTATAAACGTGCGAATTACGACACCTTCAAGCTCAACGCTGAGAATAAGCCCTGGGCGTCTGAATGGATACACAATAACAAGATGCTCATGGAATCAGGCTACGATGTCATGCCGTGGATATTCTGGACGGCCGAGCGCAACAACAATGAATGGTACGCGCGTTCCCTTATCAGCAATGCCATTGTGGAGATACTGACAGCGAACCAGTACGGCAAGAACAACCTCATGACGGGCGCAAAGATAGCAGATCCTCCCTATGCAATGATGGAATCACTCAGGGGACGCTTTAACCGTGGAGCAGGTGGGAATACATACCTGCAACGGAACGAGACCGAACCGAAGCCACTGCTTGAGCACCTGAAGGCTATCCCCTTCGGCCTTGAGATGCTTGACAGGATAACCAAACGTATCCACTCGCACCTCAAGACCGACATGTTTCTCATGATGAACCAGATAGCCTTTGAGAACAAGAACCTCACGGCTACGCAGATCGTTGAAATGGCAGGCGAAAAGGCAGCCGTCATATCGCCGATCACTGAAGGAGCTGAGGCGGGTTTCCTGAACCCTGTAATTGATCTTGTATGGTTTGTCGAGAACAGCGCGGGCAGGATACCCGAATTACCGGAAGTCCTTCACGACATCATAGGCACGTTGAGAAAGCCCTCTGAGATGGTTGATTGCGACGGCCCTCTCTCACAGGCCCGCAGAAGGTTCTATAAGTCCCAGCGGGTAAGGGTAGGCCTTGAGGACATAAAGGCAATCGCAGAGCTGCAGATAGTAGGCGGCAACAGGGCATCCGTGCTCGATATACCAAATTGGGACAAACTCGGCAGGTATGTTTCGCTCGATGCGTTCCCGGCTGACTGTATCAACAGCGATGATGATATAGAGAAGAGTCGTGCGATCATGGCGCAGATGGAGAAAGAGGCCGCTATCAATCAAGGCCTTATCGACGCTGCAAAGGCTGTGCCCGGCCTCAATAAGAAAGTTGAGGATGGCAGTATCGCCGACAAGATGATAGGTGGCGCATGAGCTCAACGCCTCATCACGTCCTTACAATGGCCCTTGATGCTCAACGCAAGAAGCTGGAACTCGAACAGAAGTACAACGTGCTGTTCATGTCACCGACGGGGCAGGTTGTACTTGGCGACATACTCAGGGATTTGGGCGTAGGGGTTGATATTGACCCGAACTCTCCGGCCGCCAATGCGCTGAGGAATTACGCGCTAACCGTATTGCTGCCGAAGTGCAAGATATTGACAGGCGACACTCAGGGGCTGGTGAAGGCCCTTGCTCACTATATACCAGAAAACGAGGAGGAATAAGCCATGAAAAAGTATTTCGTATTGATCGCAGTAATTGTAATGCTCGCATTCGCGGGTACGGTAATCGCAGAGGAGCAGTTTTTTCCGCCAAAGAACAACACGGGGCAGATAGGTAAATCCGGAAGGGTGTGGGCCCAGGGGCATTTTTATACGGGCAACTTTACCGACATCAATGTTTCAGGGACATTGACGAACTCGGGCGTTATCTCTGGCCCCCTTGCCAGCGCGGATCTCTACTATATTACCAATGCATCAAAAGATTTCGCCTGGGCCACAGCGGTATGGGAATTGAGCGCAACAGAGGCAAAATCGAGAATCCTGTTCGCCTCGGGTGCAACCCCTGAGGGCGCCGTTATCGTTCCGCCGTCCTATCCGAGGTCGTACATCGTCTACAATTACACCAACTGGCCGTTGCGCGTGAAGGCGACAGGCATGACCGGCATAAGGATCGCCACGGGCATGGGGCAGGAAATTATCTTTCTCACGTTGCCGGGCGTAACGAGGGATTACGTGCTTTCCGGCGCGTCATTCCCTGTCCAGTGGGGATCGGGGCTATAACAGGATAACCCATGCATCTTGCGCGAGAGCATAAACTGAAAGACTACGCGGCGGTAATGCTGGCATTGATTACCATTGTCCTCGTTACCGCCTTCTATCTCCCCCACATCATGGGGGTCAGAACGAACCGCGTAATGATGCTCGGCGTAACGATCCTGTTTATGTGCGGGATCTGTACGATGCGTTACAGTATTCCATTATCCGCATTGATGGTGTTCACCTCGGCCGTGTTCTACCTGTCAAAGTCGGCGTATGTCGGGAATCCCCTGTATATCGTTTCCATGATGGCGGTCGTGTACGCCGCAGGGGTAAGCGCCTATCGCCTGTGGGGGTGGAACAAGGATGCCGTCTGGAACGCCCTTTGCCTGGTAATCTTTGCGAACGTGACAATGCAATGCGAACAGTGGATCGGATATCCGGTGCTCGAGAAGTTTAAGCACTGCTATCTCCCCGGCTATTATACGGGCCTCATGGGCAATCCCAACGAGACATCGGCGATGTATGCAATGTGCCTCCCGCTGTTCTTCAGAAAGCCGTGGATATGGACGCTGCCTATCGTGGTGCTTGGCCTTGTGCTGGCGAGGACATCAAACGGTATCCTTGCGGCGGCCATCGTGAGCATTATCTATGCCTCGTGGAAATACAAGGGGGCCGGACAAAAGGTCATTCTCGGCCTTATCCCTATCTTCCTCCTCGTGTTCGGCCTGTACGTGGACAAGTTCGACCTGAACCAGCAACTAAAGGATCGGGGATACGTCTACAAGGTGAGCGCCCTGGTGGGTAGCGTAAAGCCGTTCGGTTGGGGGTTCAGTCAGTACGAGTATATTATCCCGATGTTCACGGCATCGTTCAACATGCCCCTCATCCAAAAGCATCTTACCTACGGCAACATTGTTGACAAGGCAAGTCTCGACAAGGGGATCGAACTGGTGAGCGGTACGCTGAACGAGGAACAGAGCAAGGCATATTTCAAGGACCCGAAGAACAACACGGATGTAATGTATGTCCATGCTCACAATGAATATCTTGAGTTCTTCTTTGTAGCCGGTTATCCCGGCGCGGCATTATTGCTGTGGTGCGTCATATCTGCGCTCGTGAACGGATGGAGGATGCGGGACAAGACGGCGTTTTTCTGCCTGTTGTCCTCGTGTCTGACGGCAGTATTCTTCTTCCCCTGGCAGATGATACCCACGGCGGCGATAACCGTGCTGATGATAACGGTTATTTATGGCGACAGGCGACATGGGCCTGTCTTGGTCTATGAGGAAAAAGGTTAAGGAGGTTACTATGGGTTTCAGATTCAGATGTAAGGGTAAGGGCGGTAGAGGAAAGAGATAAATAAACGGGTCTGTCGATAGCCCGGCCAGGCTTGAAGACAGTCAAAGAGAGAAATAAGGCGGTCGTTAGGTGACCTAACCACTTAACGGTCGCCTTTTTCTTTGCCCGTATCAAACAAAACAGGAGGTTTTTATGGAACCCGAATTAAACGCAGATGGGACACCGAAAGTGGCACCTGATGCGGGAGCAACAGGCGGTAACGAAGTACCGGCATGGATAGCACAGCTACCAGACACGCATAAGGAGAATGAGGCTTTCAAAGGGTTTAAGACTATTGGAGACCTTGCCAGTGATTACCTCACAAAAGGGACAGAACTGGAAACCCTTAAAGGTCAGGTTGCGAACTCCATTCCGAAACTTGCGGAGAACGCTACAGAAGAACAGAAGGCCGCTTTTCGTGCGGCTATAGGTGTACCTGATAAAGCGGACGATTACGAGGTTGAACTCATCGAGGGCATGGATAACAGCCTTGCTCCGTGGTTCAAGAATACCGCCCTCAAGCTCGGTATGCCGAAGGAAATGGCAAAAGGACTCTCTGCGGAGTGGAACGGGATGCTCCAGGAGTTTCTCAGGACGCAGGATGAGGCGAGGGCGACAGCCCATAACGCCGCTATCGAGAAGCTGAAGAACGATTGGGGCGACAACGCGAACGCCAACGCAGAGACGATCAAGATAGCCTGCCAGACAATTATCAAGGATGTTCCTACTTATGACGCTCTCCTGAAGACCGAGGTCGATGTAGGGGGCGGCAAGAAGGTATTGCTCGGAGATACCCCGGCGATGCAGGAACTCTCCCTCTGGATAGGCAAGAAGATGTTACCGGATACAGCCCTTCCGGGCAATCCCCCCGGCGGTGCAGTGAAGACAGAACCAAAGATGGAATATCCATCGATGCACAAAACATAAGGAGGCCACTATGGCAACAGGAACGGATATAGGGGGTGTATATACCCTCGTAGATTTACTCAGAATGCAGGCGCCGGACAACTCGACGCTTCTTTTCGTGGCTGAGACGCTGGCAAGGAAAAACCCCATTGTCAGGGAAGTACCGATACTGGAAGCGAACCAGGCATTATCGCACGTAGGCAGCAGGCAGAACGCCCTCCCTACCGTGTATAAAAGGGCGCTCAATGACGGCGTTCTGAAATCCGCACACAAGGAAGTGCCGGTCACGGCTCCGATGTCCCTCTTTGAGACAATGAGCCAGATCGATGTGGAGATACTCAGGCTTGCCGGCGATAAGGCGGAAGCGGTGCGGCAGAGAAAGGACAAGGCATTTATCGAGGCGATGTCCCAGGCGGTGGCCGATGAGATATTCTACGGCTCTGTCGGTGATGATCCCCTCGGCTTCAACGGCCTTGCAACAATGTTCGACAGTTCGACAACGTACCCCAACGGCGATTCAAACTGGTACTACAACGTGCAGCTTCAGGGCGGCTCGGGCTCCGATACAACCTCGATATGGGCTGTCGAGTGGGGCGCGGAAAAATGTCACCTTATCTATCCCAAGGGGACGCAGGGCGGCATTGAGATCAACGATCTCGGTAAGCAGCTCATCTCGGGCGTGACCAGCTCAACGCAGTTTCTCGCATGGGTGACACAGTTTATATGGCGCTGCGGCCTGTTCGTCCAGGATGAAAGGTGCGTCCAGAGGATCGCCAATATCGAATCGGCATCGACCGCGACAGATTACACATTCGACGACGACAAACTGATAAGGGCGCTCAACCAACTCCCGGGCATGGGCGAGGACCCGGCAACGCGCATCTATGTCAACAGGACAGTGCGTACACAGATGGATATTCGCGTCAAAGACAAGAACAACGTGAACTACAACACGGTCAATGACGCATTCGGCAAACCCGTTCTCTACTTCAGGGGCGTACCCGTTCAGGTGTGCGACGCGATCCTGAATACCGAAACGGCAATCTCATAAGGAGGCCAACATGGGATACAGAGACTATAAGTTACTTTTCAGCGACAGCCAGACCGTAACGGCCGAGGCATCGGATTACAACCTCGATACCGAAGTCACCTATCCGGGCTGGGAGAAAGGCGGGCCTCTCGCGGCAGTGGTAACAGTGGAAAAAGCGGCAACAGGGACAACGGGGTTCAACATCTACGTCGTACACTCCGCATCGGCAAGCCCGACCAAAGACGGGACAGACCTTTGCAGCGTGACATGCCCTGTTGCGAACCTCGTAAAAGGCGCTGAGATCATTATTCCGCTCCCGCAGGGCATCCCGATATTACGCTATGTCGGTCTGTACTACAACCGCATCAACGGCGATGAATCAATGGTAGTGTCGGCGTACCTGACAACGTACCCGATCAGCCAGCAGTAAGGAGGCCATAATGGCGAAGAAAATAGAATATGTCGTTGTCAATAAGTGCTACCACGAAAAAAAGCTCTATCGCAAGGGCGAAGTGGTGAAATTCCTTGAAGGCGAGAAGGTCCCGAGGCACTTTGTACCGACAGGCGAGGTGGACGTAGCCGAGGTAGCCAAGGAGCGGCCGGGAAGCAAGCCGGTGAAGGTAAACACCAAGGACACAGTTAGTTAGTAGCACGGCAGTAAAAATACGGGCAGGGAGGCTTCGGCTTCCTTGCCCCTTAAAAGAGGTGTCCAATGGCCTTCACGCAGGTAGGAGCCGTCAATCTTGCCTTATTTAACCTCAAGCAATCTGCAATATCCTCGATGTCGGAGTCATCCGTTGAGGCCGAGACCGCAAGCGCCGTCTATGAATACGCTCTCAAGGAAGTGCTTGAAAGGCATAACTGGAAGTTTGCGCTTATCACAGAGGAACTTACCCTCGACGACCTTTTTGAATCGACCGGCGATTGGGATTACCGATATGAGAAGCCTGTCGATGAATGTCTGAGGATAACCAAGGTAAGGGACGAGGGCGACAACAAGGTAGCCTACGAGGACCAGGGCGATTATATCTACAGCGATCACGATAACAACGCCGATGACGCGGTAGCAGAAGATGATATGTCCGCTGACAATACATCTGACTGGACGGATGATGGCGCTAATATATCCCTTGCCTTTGACACAGACCACTATGAAGTCACCACAGACGCGGCTAATCAAAATATGTGGCTTGCAAGTCAGTCCGTTGAGAAGGGCAGGTCGTATAGACCCCAGGTAAAGCTGAAGGACGGCACGGCATCCAGCGGTGTCATAGAGTTCTACTTCTACGACGGCACGGCCCAATATTCCGATGAAATAACCTCCAACGGTATTGAAACTGTAGTATCGGCGGTGTTCAAGTGCGCCAATACGACGGATTCGGCACGGCTCGGCATACGGGTAGTGGACAGCCTCGCAAGCGGCAACCTTGAACTTAAAGATTTCGCGGTTTATGACGGCGGTGAAGATCCTCTCTACATGAAGTTTGTCACCTATGAGGACGATCCTACAAAGTGGCCGGCCCGATTCGTCAAGGCCTTTGCCTTCAACCTCGCGGCATGGATGTCGAATAAGCTCGCCCCTGACATGCAGAATGAGATGATCGAGAAGTATGAATATGCCTTGCTCGATGCCATAGCACACGATCAATCGAAGAACTATGTGGAGAACGATGAAGGCAACAGCGACCTTATGAACGCGGGGAGAACGTGAAAGGCAGACCGCTCATAAATCAGTTCAATGTAGGCGAGGTGTCGGGGTTACTCGACGCGAGGCTTGACGTACAGAAATATTACGGGGCCTGTCGCAGACTTGAGAACATGATCCCTCTCATACAGGGAGGCGCACGGAGAAGGCCTGGCAGTTACTATATCGCGGCATCGAAATACGGGACAAAGAAGTCAAGATTATTCGGCTTCCATTTCTCCACCGTTCAGGCGTACATGACGGAGTTCGGGGATCAGCATTTACGGTTCTATATGGACAAGGGGCGCGTTGTCTGGTATTCGGGGGAGGGTGAAACAAAGACCGTTACCTATAAGCCGGCAAACATCGGCGACAACACCGCCGTTGACCAGCTTGCGAACTTCTATAACAATGTAACTGAAACGTGGATAGGAAAGCCTGGCGGGGCCAACTGGTGGAAATCGGCGATTCGCTTTGAGCCTGTTTCTGATGGCATCCCGAACAATGCGACGATTATTTCCGCAAAAATAACCTTCAATGCACATGCAAACTGGCCGGGTGAAGTAAACGCCATTATCTACGGCAACGATGCCGATGACGCGACTGCACCGACGGACGGGGCGGCATTCAACAACCTCGACGAGACAACCGAATATGTTGAGTGGGACAACGTCGCGGAATGGACGGCCGGTGAGAATTATGACTCTCCAGACATTACGGATATTGTGCAGGAGATTGTTGACCGTTCCGGTTATGCGGATACGTCAGCGATACAGATGGAAATATTCGATAACGGAAGTGCGAATACAGCGGGCAGGGGGTTCCACACCTACAAAGAGGGCGCCGCTTATGCTCCCGTCCTGACCGTCACATTTTCCAATGTCTACGAGATCGCAACCCCCTTCACCGAAGATGAGCTCTTTGAACTTTCCTTTGCTCAGTCAGCAGATACCCTCTTTATCGCGCATCCTTCCCATAAGCCGATGGAGCTTACCCGTACCAGCGATACGGCATGGACGCTGAATTACAGGACGTTCAAGTATGGCGATGACAGGGACATCACGGGGGCTACACAGGCCAATCCCGTTGTCATTACCTCAGTTGCACATGATCTTGAAGTCGGCCAATGGGTGAAATTCTCCGGTATTGTCGGCATGACAGAATTGAACGATCAATACGGCAAGATCACGGCGATCACTGATGATACGTTCACCATCGGGGCGATAGACAGTTCTCTTTATGGTGCATACACGACGGGCGGCGTGGCGCAGCTTCTTGAGTTCAAGGGGACAAAGAAGGCCATTACCGGAGCTGCGGCGGCCAAGCCCGTAGAGATCACCTGCGTATCTCACGGCCTCTCTGACGGTGATCTTATCTGGATAGACAAGGTTATCGGCATGATCGAGCTCAACAACAGGGTATTTACCATTGCAAACAAGACAGACGATACCTTTGAGCTTACTGACGGGGCTGGCGCGGACATAGATGGCTCAGGGTATACCGCCTATACGTCCGGCGGGTATTCGACACCTACGATATTCACGGCCGAGGACGACTACCCCGGAGCGGTAGGCTTCTTCGAGCAGCGCCTTGTCTATGGCGGATCAAACAACCAGCCTCAGACATTATGGCTCAGTGAATCGGGCGCATATGATACCTTCAATATCACGCAGACCGGCGATGATGTAGCTATCGAGTATACCCTCGCGTCGGAAAGGGTAGACCGCATAAAGTGGTTCATCAACCAGGAATATCTGATGGTGGGGACTGTCGGCGGCGTGTATAAATTCGGTGCTACGACGACCAGCGAGCCGGTCACACAATCAAATGTCAACGCGAAGCGGCAGACTACCTTTGGTGTAAAGGAAGATGTCCCAGCGAGGCTTGTAGGCGATTCCATCCTGTATGTGCAGACAGGCGGCAGGACGGTAAGAGACCTCTACTATACGATCAATAAACCTGATACGGCGGGCGGGTATTCGGCGGGCAACCTTACGGCGCTTGCCGAACACATAGCAAAAGGAACTACTGAGGCGTTATCGGGCATCACCGATATTGATTATCAGCAGGAACCCTTTTCAATCCTGTGGTGTACCCGCGCGGACGGTCAACTTCTCGCGCTTGTCTATGACCGCGAGCAACAGCTTGTCGGCTGGGCGCGTATGTGGACGGGTGATGAGGACGATTGGGACGTTATCGAATCAGTAGCCGTTATCAATAATGGAGAGATGGAAAACGAGGTCTGGATAAGCGTGAAGCGCACCATCGGCGGCACTGATTACCGATATATTGAATATTTCAAGCCGCATGAATTTTTCTCACAGATCAAGGACGGTTTCTTTGTCGATTCCGGTCTTACATGGGATGGCGGTGATCCTGTGGCGATCGCAGGGATAAGCAAGCATAATCCGGCTGTCGTAACGGTGTCCTCATGGCCTGTCGATGGCAATTCAACCGACCTTGCCGATGGGGATAAGGTCTGCATCTACGGTGTTGAGGGCATGACGGAAGTGAACATTGATAATACGACGGCCTACACGGTGGCAAACGCCAACAAGGGGGCGTTGACTTTTGAACTTTCAGGCATCGATTCATCGGCGTATACGGCATGGTCGGCGGGCGGTTACGTGAAGATCGTGACGAACTCCATATCAAGCGGGCTCGATCACCTCGAGGGCAGGGATGTAGATATTCTCAATGATGGCGTAGCGGATACCCAGCAGGAAGTAACTGGCGGGGCGTTGCCTTCCGCGCTGACATATTACGGCAATCTCATCCATGTGGGCTTGCCGTATACCCCCTATCTGATGCCGATGAAACCGGAGGCAGGGTTACAGCAGGGGACGACGGCGGGGCTTCTCGGCAGGATCTATCATCTCTATCTCTCGGTCTATGAAAGCTACGGGGTAAAGGCGGGCAAAGATGGAAGCCATCTTTACGATTTTAAGCAACTCAACGAGGCTACTCCCTCACTCTGTACAGGCTTCTATGAAATGCCATTTAATGGGAACGTAGGCAAGGACCTCGACATGCTCATTACCAATGAAGGGCCCTATCCTATGACGATACGGGCAATCGTTCCTTCAATGGAAAAATTCGGGGGGCCATGATGATTACGGTGAGACGAGCGACTGTCAACGATGCCGATATAATCAAGGCCATCTATGCCGATGAGAAGATATTCCCTTATGTGACCGACGACGGGACACCGGATATTGATGCTGTGGACTTCACGGGCGCTCTCGGCAATCAGGGCATGTATTTCATCATGGCCGAAGATAATTGTAAACCCGTAGGCGTGTTTCTCTTTCATCCCTGGAACACCGTTTGCTATGAGATGCATAGTGCGGTATTGCCGGAATACAGGGGTCAGGGTTCTATGGACGCAGCAAGGGCGGCGGGTATGTGGATGTTCTCAAATACTCTTTGCCAGAAGATTGAAACTCACATAGCCGTAACGAATTATGCGGCCCGGGCGCTTGCGAAAGCTTGCGGCATGAAACAGGAGGGCATCAACAGGAAATCATTTCTTAAAAATGCCGTCCTTCTCGATCAGTATATATTCGGTATCTGTAAGGAGGACGTATAATGGCTGCCATCCCATATATCGTGTTAGGCATAACTGCTTTAGGGACAGCTACATCGGCTATAGGCCAATATCAGCAGGGCAAGGCGCAGAAGGAGGCCTACGAATACAACGCCGCTATCGAGCGACAAAACGCCATTGCAGCCGAAAAGTCAGCGGCCCACGAAGAAGACTTACAGAGGGAGAAGGCGGACGCGCTCAAGTCAAGGCAACGCGCCCTGTATGCGAAGGCGGGCGTTGACATTACATCCGGTTCACCCTTGCTTGTTATGTCTGAGGATATGGAACGGGCAGAAAGGGACGCTCAGGCTATCCGGTATACGGGAAATGTCAAAAAGACTCAGCATCTTAATCAGGCCAATATGTACGGATATTATGGTGAACAGGCTGAGACCGCAGGCAGGACGGGGGCGTTCTCGACGATATTGGGCGGCATAGGTAGCATGGGAATGAACTATCTGAAGCTGAAGGGAATAGGACGATATACCGGCTCAGGGAAAGGTATGGACTATGAGAGGGCTTAATAATGCCTGAGATAAATCGATACTTCAGACAACAGACGATACCTGATACATCAGGCGGTGTTCCGGTTAATCCAGCAGCGGCTGCATTACCCTATGAAGCTATGGAGAAGGCCGGAAAGACCATTGCAAATGTCGGCGAGGAAGGGATGCGCTACGCCATCGTTGAGCAGAGGGCGGAGAGGGCGTTAAAGGCCCTTAAACTTGAAACTGACCTGAAGAATGACATTGATAAGACCGCCGAAAGCTACGCCATGAGGTCAGATTACTCGAATTTCGACAAGGACATTCAAACAAATATAACGCAGTTGAAGGCAAAACATGTTGATAGCATCAATGATCCTGTATTGAAACGGGCGGCAGAGGCGACATTTACCGGCCAGGCATATATTCTACAGAAGACCATAAGGGACAAGAAAAGGGTATTGATGACGGAAGAAGGGCAAAACCGCTTTGATGTCAACCTTGGTAACGCTTTGAAAGAATATGTATATGCCACGGATCCCGGAGAAAAGGAAATTATCAAGAAAAAGATAGAGCTTGAAGGGTATGAGATGGAAAATTCTCATATTCTGAAACTCGGTTCAACCGCAAAGGTCATGCAGACATTTGACCAGAAGGCCGACCTGCTCCATGCGAAAGAACTCATACAGGCTAACCCGGAAGTGGCCTTTGCTTCATTGTCAGAGAGGGACGACAAGGGACAATATACCCGCCTGATAAACCTTTCTCCTGAAAATAGGATCTCCGCTATCAAGGAGGCCCGTTCGGCTGTTTTATCGAACTATTATGAAAATGAGCGCAAGGAGAGGGATTTACAGGAGGCTACGAAGTCGGACCTGTTCAATAAACTCGACAATAAGGCGTATTCACGACAGAAATTACTTGCAGAGGTACAGGCCGCAGAGCAGAAAGACCCCGTTACCGGAATGAGAAGGCTGTCCCCTGAGACCGCTCACGCCATGAGACGCACTATCTTACATGGTGATGAAGGTGGAGAGGGTAACTCTGCTGAATTTATCCGGCTCGGCAATCGCATTATGGGCGGTCAGATGAAAAGCACTGACGAGATCGTGCAGAGCACCGGGTTAAAAGCGAACGAGAAGAAGGTCCTTGCCGGTATGTTCTGGCAGGAAGGCAGGAGAGACGATAAGGCCCAGACGGCAGAGGAAAAAGCCAAGGAAATGGCCTTCAAACAGAATAAAAAGTTTATCATCGACACCGCCAATAAGCAGATTGACGGGCTATTCCCCGGAACAAGCGAAGGCGATAAGGCCATGAAGAACAGTTTGAAAGCAAATGTCCTGACAGCTTCGGGGAATTATAATGCAGACAATATAAGTGATTTCGGAAAATATGTCGATGATACCCTGAAATATGCAAAAGAACAAACAACAGGGATATTCTCGGCATCCAAGAAAAAGGTTGCAGAGGCGATATTGAAGGTCGTGCAACCGACCCCCGGGACAACACCGAAGGCAACGGCACCCACGACACAGCCAAAGGGAACGGTTATCTCTGAACAGGATGCCAGGACAAAGTTAACCGCTCAAGGCGTTATTGGCAAAGATCAAGATGATTGGATAGCGCAGTATAAAGCAGCAGGGAAGGTAAAATAATGGCTGACCCGTTAAATCTTCTTACTGAGAATAAACAGACTGACCCCTTGGGCCTTCTTGGGGATAATAAACAAAGAGATCCCCTTGGTTTGATGCCTGAACAAATCAACAAGGGCGCATTCTATTCTATGGCTGAAGCAGAACAATACTTTAGTCCGGAGATCATAAAGGATGTCGGAGAAGGGATTATAGGATCGTTTAAAATAGCTCCCTTTAAACTTGGCGAATCATTGCTCGGCGTGGTGGATCGTATTGACCAGTTTAACCCGTTCAAGCAACTTGCACAGGGAGCATTTAAGGCCGCTACGGGTAAGGAATTGCCGAAAGATATAATGAGACCGGCAAGGGAGGCAAGTCTTTATTTAAGAAACCTCGCGAATCAACAGGCCCCAAAACTCGGAGAAGGCACGCCCGGTTATTATGCTCATGCGGCTACAAATTCAATCTTGACAAATGTGCCTTCAATCGCTCTCGGATTTGCAACTGGGAGTGAGTTTTTGGCCCTTATGTCGATGGCCGCACAGGTAGCAGAGGACAAATATAATGAGCGTATCCTTGCAGGAGATTCAGAAACAAGGGCAACGATAAACGCGGGACTTCAGGGAGCCGCTGAAGCTCTGGGCGAAAAGATACCTCTTGGCATATTGATGAAGAACAAGGGTATAAGGGCAATCCTTTTGTCAAGTCTTACAGAGATCCCCTCGGAGATCGCTACAACCATCATGCAGAACGGTATTGATTTAGGGCTTACAGATCAGACTATGAGCTTTGCCGATTGGAAAAAGAGCATCTATGATACCGCTATCATAACGGGAATATCGGCGCCTTTCACGGCAGGACTCGGCAGAGGGTTAGGGGTAGGCGCTCAGAAGATCATAGGGAAAAGACAGGCAGGAATGATAAAGCCCATTATTGAGACACAGCCTATCATTACGCCTGTTGAAACTTCAGGAGAAGGTAATATTGACGTTAAGACTGAGACGAAAGGTCAGAACGTCACAGCCTCCATAGACGGTAAACAGGTAGGAAGTTATGATGGCGATAAGCTCACTATCAACAAAGAGTATGAAGGCAATCGTTACCAGATAGCGACAGAACTCATTGAAGCGCATAAGCAGGCTGTTGATGCCATGTTGACAACCAGTGAGAATGGTGCTAAAAAGGATTTGTCAGATGAGTTACGTTCAAAAGGTCTTGAAGAAGCTGAGATCGCTCAACGTCAAGGAGAGATACGAACAGGCAGTGAAGCGGCGGTATCTGCTAAACTGGCTGAAGAAACAGGCGCTGAAGAACAAAAACTAAACCCTCAGTCCTACGAAGATTTCATTGCTCAGATCGAGCAGAAAGAACAGCCTGAAAAGACCCTTCAAAATGCCCTCGATGAGAAAGACTTCGAGACCTTATCAAGGTATGTAAACAATTTCGATTCCGCTGAAACATTTGCCCGCGCCCTTGGCGAGACCTATCGCAAGCCGTCAAAGTTTTGGAAGGATGAAGGGTATGTCAGCGCGTACGATTTCTACCGCAAGAATGCCCTTAAGAGATCTACGCAAGAAACTCTGTCAACGGCATCGTATGAAGGCTTTGTCGATGAATCGACGGGCGAGCTCATCGGTGAGGATTACAAATCCGCTGATATGGCATCCCTTGAAAGTTTGCTCAAGAAGATAGAACGCCTGAGAAAAGGCATCCTCGTTGACACAATACAGGGCAAGAAGAAAGCATTTAACTTTGAGTTTTCCCTCGCCAGAGTCAAGACGGTTATCCGTGAACGTACCGGACAGACCCGCGTGGACAACCTCGTCAATGAAATGGATGCGCTTGAATTTGCCTACAAGAAAGCTGAACAGGCAAGCCGTGACGCATACCGGAAGGGCGACAGGGCGGGTACGCTTGCAGAGCATGAACGCATGACGCTGATACAGGAATTGAGGAAAGCCCGCCTCGCTTTGAATAAGGAGACGAGGGCAACCTTTAAATGGCTGGATTCGGTCAACAAGAAGCTCGACACGATGAGGATACCCGATGAATACAGGGATGCTATCAGATCGGCACTCTCCTATGACGGCGACGGTCTTGAAACATTCTCCCTGAGACAACTTGAAGCGGGCGACCTCGTATTTATCCCTGAAGACATGATCGAGACACTGAAGGACACACAGAGGGAAGGCATTACCCTCGAGCAGTTACGCAATCAGAAGGACATTGTAAAGACGTTGCTCTATCAGGCAAGGGCGCTGAATAAGATAGAAGTGCTGAATCAAAAAGTAGCCTTCAATGAAACCGTTGAAACGATAGTCAATGAAGTGGCTCAGGCATGGGAGAAAGACGCTTCGACCCTGTTGCAGAGACTTACCCCTTCAGACTTGGAGAAACAGGCGCGGTTAGGATATAAGGGCGTGAGCAGATTTCAGGAGATAAGGGAACGGGTAAGCGGCCTCCTGTCCTACGTGAAAAAAGCAGAATATATCATCGAGAAGGCGGTCAATTCAGCGAGGGATACGAGACTCTATCAATCGACATTCGGCAGGGCGGTTGAGGGTGAAAAGGTAGAGATCACTAATGGGAAGGAGATCAATGACAGGTTGAAAGAGGCCGTCGATCTGATTAAAGATGATCTTGCCAGTATGACCCGGGACGAGTACGAGGTAGAAGGCTTACTTCATCCCATTACCAAACAGCAGGCCGTGATGATTGCCCTCAATTCAGGGAATGAGCAGAACAGGGCAGCAATAAAGGGCGGGTATGGCTACACCGATGCGAACATAGACGCTATTGTCGATTCCCTGAATGACAAGGAAACAGCATTCGTCCTGAAAGTATGGGACATTATAAACAGCCAGGGCGACAAGATCAGCGAACAATATAGGAAGCTCACGGGCTTGCCGATGAAGAAGGTTGAAGGGCAGTATTTCCCTCTGAAATATGATACGTCTGTCCCTCAGACAACCTATGTTGCAGAACAACAGGAGAAGCAGGACCTCTTCAAAACTTACTCATCCGTTGCAAGCGTTTTTCGGGGATTCACCAAACAAAGGGTAAAACAGACCAGTTATCCTCCATTGCTCGATTTCTCGGTCATTACCAGACACCTTGCCGATGTAAACCACTTCATAGCCTGGGGCGTTCCGGTACGCGACATCAACCGGATACTTACGAATCCGATGGTGAAAGAAGCCCTTATACAATCGGTAGGCGAAGATCAGTATAACCAGTTAAGGCCGTGGCTTAAGGGTATAGCGAACGATCACTTTGACACCCTTAAGTATGTCGATACCGTCCTTGGGAAACTCGTGAATAACTCATCCGTGGCTATCCTCGGTTATGCCCTGAGTACGACCCTTTTGCAGCCGGCAGCGATCTTTCAGGCGGTCAACTATAAGTATGAGGACGCACAGGGAAACATCCGTAAGATAGGCGTGAATGAGATCACAAAGGGCGTGGTTGACTTCTACAAATCCTATGGAGAAAATGCCGATCTCATCTATTCCCTTTCTCCCTGGATGTCCGTAAGGACGCATAACTTTGATTTCAATGTCAGACAGGCGATGGAGGCCGACACAAAGCATCCTTTCAACGATAGGAAATTCAGGGATGCCGCGTTCGCCATGATGGGGTTTATGGACAAACTCACTTCCCTCCCCGTCTGGTGGACGGCCTACAATATCGAGATGAAGGAGAGCGGTGATCTTGCAAGGGCGGTTGACTTTGCCGATAAGGTTGTCAGAAATTCTCAGGCATCGGGCAGCGCGAAAGACCTCTCCGAAATGCAGCGGGGCGGTAATGTGCGCAGGGCGTTCACGATGTTTCAGACGTTCTTCAATTCGACCTATAACGAATGGGGCAAGACGAAAGACCTCGTACAGGGTGAGCGGGTAGGCTCCCTTGAATATGCAAAGACATTTATGTGGATATGCCTGCTCCCCGCGATGCTACAGGCATTATTCAGGTACAGGGATGACATGCTCGAAGATCCTCTACAAAAGGTAGCAAGCGAATCGGTGGCCTACGGGTTCGGCTCGATTCCCATTGTCGGCTCATTTGTCAACGCGCTTCTCGGCAAATATGAGTTCCGGCCTACTCCGGCGGTATCCTTGCCGACAGAATTAATCAAACTCACCTATTCAAAGGACGTTCCGGCATTTCTCAAACATGGCGCGGCGGCTACAGGCTATCTTACGGGATTACCTACCCGGCAGGCAATATTGACAGGTGAATATATCTTCAACCTGCTTGAAGGAGAGGAAACGGACCCGTTCAACATAGTGTATAAGAAACCAAAAAAGTAAGGAGGCTTACAATGAAAAAATATCTATTCGCAGGGCTGTTAATACTGATGATGGCTGTCAATGGTCTGGCATACGATTACGGGGCGCCGGAAGGAAAGGCGGTCAATGTGTTCTTTGCACCGGAAAGCGGGGTCAAAACGCTTCTCAGTGCCGCGACGGCCACGGGCGACATGACCGCCGTCGATATGGGCTATACGGGGAAATATTTTACCTGTTATTCGACATGGTTAATCTCCGCGACCAGCGACACGATCTACATGCTCGGTTCCATCGACAATAGCGTATGGACGGCCACGCCTGACGCACTGGCTACTATTACCATGTACTCATCGCCTAAATATTGGCAGGTTGTTCTTTCCCCGTTCCGCTACGTGAAAGTCTACTGGACAAAAAATGCTTCGGCATCATCTTCCGACCTGACTGTAAAGTGCATCGAGGGAGGTAATTAACCATGAAAAGATTTCTCCTTACTTTATTCATTGTTGCATCGCTGATACTGCCCATGCAGGGAAATGCCGATATAACGAAGTTCGGCGGCTTCCTCCCCTGCACGTCCGACACAGGGACGCTCTGCACGACATCGCGGTATATCAGCACGCCGGGGATAACCGTTACAACCTCTGCGACGTATAGTTTCCTCACGGCCTCCTTACCGGTATTCACTGATGCATCGAAGAATCTTGTCAGTGTGACCGCTGCAAATGCCTTTACCGCTATCAAGCAATCCGCCACTGAATCAGCCACAGGCGTAGCCGAACTTGCCACGGTTGCTGAAGCTGTTGCGGGTACGGATACGGCAAGAATAACAACTCCTGCGGGGGTTGCCGCAGCACAAGCCATTGTGAGCAATCCGAAGGCAATGAGTCAGGGTGTCAACATGACCTATGCCGCTTCTGGCTCAACGGGTATTGCCATTGCTGATAATGCAAGTCTGGAGTTTGCTTCAAACAGCTATACTCTTGTATGGAGGGGTTCATTACCGAATTGGACACCATCTAATAGTGTAAGATTCATAGACAAGTCTCAAGATGGGTCAACGAGATATATTTTTTATATCTATGAGAATAGTCCCTACCTTCGTATCTCAATAAATGATAAATCATACATTTCTTCTACTGCCCCATCTGTTGCAGATGGCACGGAACATGAGGTTGTTGCAGTAATAACGTACGGGGCAGTAAATTCCACTGTTGATTTTTATGTGGATGGTTATGCGCTTGGGACACAACAAACGGCGGTATCAGCCAGTTCATCAAATACTGGCACACTTTATATACAGGGGAGTAGTGCATTTAGAAATGCTGGAGTAATCAAACATGCCTATGTTTTCAACCGCGCCCTCACCGCAGCAGAAGTCCTCTCACTGTATCGGAATGGTA